GCTTCCAAGTACAATGATCTGATGGAAGGACTTATGGTTCAGTTTGAGAATATTCTGCTCAAGGATCTTCTGGTACTCTTTAGCGTGAGAATCTTGGTTGATCATCACGTCATTCTTCCAGATCTCAAAGATTGCTGGCTTAATGCCTCGAGTAATCTTGTATCTGGATCCCATAGCTGTAAAGACAACTTCAACCACACAATCCTTGTTGTTGATGGAGTTGACTAGCTGAGGCTTGGAAATGTTACGATGCGGCTTGCCAAACAAAGCAAAAGACAACGCATCAAGCATTGTCGACTTGCCTGCACCATTATGGCCGACCACGAGGGTTGTGGGATACTCTTGGAAGTTAATATCAGTAAAGCTGTTGCCTGTACTGAGAAAGTTCTTCCACTTCAATGTTTCAAATACAATCATACGACTTCCATTGTCTGAGCTTCAATCATCAGATCATGCATCTGCGTCTTAATGCGGTCCTTATCTAGGTCTGTGTCTACAGCGTCAATATAGCTGTTGAGCAAGGAAGTTGTATCTTCCAACGAAATCGTCTCATCGTCAACAGATTCTCCAATGAATTCATTGAAACTTTCCGCAATCTTTAGCTCATGGATCTTCTTGCTTTGGATGCGATCAATGAACCTATCAAATGTGAATAGGTCTTTCTTGTTGATTACAACAATCTTAACAAACTTGCCATCAATGTCGCTTAGGTCATACTGCAGATAATCTGTCTGAGTGTCATCGTAATAGATCCGCTTGAACAGAGTATTGGGATTGCGAATAGCTGTTAGCGCTTTCGACTCCGTGTCAAAAACGTGGAAATGTTTTGGGTCGTGGGCATCGTTCCAGAAGAACTCGAGTTGGGTTCCAAGATAGTGAATGTTGTTTCGGGAAGATTTAGTGTGGAAGTGTCCGCTGTAGACTGCGTCAAATCTTTCCAGACTGTTAGTTTCCATTCCATGTTGCATCTCCACGCCTTTCATCACTTCAAAGCCATTGAGCTCAAAGTGGCCACCAATATGGGTAGCTTTGGTTGTTCTTAGAAATTCCATTGTCTGAGCTTCGTTGTCAGGAGCGATCCATGGAACGAGACCCCAAGTCATATCACCATACTGCATTTCTGTGGGCTCGTGAATGATACGAACCTCATTCATATAGTGTCCAAGTAGCTCTTTCAGGCTGTTGAGATCATTTGTGTTCTTATAGAACGTGTCGTGGTTTCCACAGATGATATCCATCGTGATAGAGCGTTCTCGTAGCTGAGATAGGAACATCTTTCGGTTGCGATGCAGCGCTCTAAAGTTGATAAACTTTCGATTGTCGAAGAAGTCACCGAGGTGGACAATGTGGTTAATTCCATGCTCTTCGAGGTAGGGAAAGAACACAGTGCTGTAGAACTTTTCAGCATCATCTAAAAAGATCTCCGACGAGTTACGAATACCTGCGTGGGTGTCATTTAAAATAGCAAACTTCATTACATAAAATCCTGTAGGTCCGAATCAACTGATATCTGATACTTGCGACGAATCTTCTCTTCTTTTGCGAATTGAGTAAACTCTGTATCCTTTTCTTTGACCTTATCAATACGATCCTTCAACTGATCAACAAATGCCTGCAACACTTGAACAGCAGCAGCATCACCAGTCTCATTGAAGATGTACTCCTCAATACCACTTTGCGACAGATATCTTAGCTTAATGTCTTGTTGCTTTTTCTCTTTGGCAATACGGCGCAGAAAAGCATACCACGCGATTTGAGTGAAATAAGCAAAAGCGTTGGGGTTGCCAGAACGCGTCGCGGCCTCAACATTATAATTTTCGATTGCACGTAAGCAGTTCTCCACAGCATCCATTACCATCTCTTCTCGATATGTGTAACGAATGAAATTGACTTTGTGAGAAAGACCTTCGCAGATCTTTAGGAAGCATTGGGCAATGTAGTTTGGGACTTTTGGTAGGTCATTCTTCTTTGCAGCCTTGGCTGCTTGAAGCTCTGTGCAATACTCAACAACAGCCCGTGAAAAATCAGCGTTGTTGACGTAATGAATACTTTCACGTTTAGCCATTAATAGCGTACCTCATATTAATAATACATTCATTATAGTATAGAAAAATATATCAGACAACAACAAAATAACTGTTGATCTTTCTGAAAACCGGGGTATAATAAATCTGCGGTTGTTAGCAGTCCGGCATATTACCTGACAAGGAAACCTAATCGCGGGATTTCTAAGAACCCATCTGCGTTGTCAAATGATTTAATGAAGCGATATCCACGACTTAGATATGCCTCCATGTTAACAGAATCATCAGCCCACACTGGAACAAGCTCATCATACTGAGGATCAGGAGATTCTCTCAAATGAACTTCAATCGGACTATTGCCTTTAAATTCAACATTGATTCTATTGACATCATTTAGATCATTGAATTGTGGTGGCACTTGCGGTTTGTGGGGCGATCTGATCCACGAAACAAACTTGGATAGATTATTGGCATCTTGGATTCCCTGCCAGCAAGATATACATTTCCAACCCATGTTAGCGTATTCATATGTAGCAGAGTATTGAACGCCTGGAAGAAACTCACACCAGAAGTATCCAGGCGGAACCTTTGTAAAGTCTCCAGCGTCGATTCTAATAATCTTAGCACCAACACCCATCCCCGACAGGTTATATATCGGCCGGACAACATAGTGGTCTGTGACGTCAGGAGCCAATCCAGATGGTCCACATTTGTAGCCCATTAGCTCAGCAATATACAACTTGTTAAACCACTTGTGGTGGTGTGGATATGCATTCCAGGCTTCAAAGTCTTCTATCAATGAATAACTCTCCCAGTAAACTTTACAATGTTCGTTGTTGGTGCATCGCTATCAGATGATGGGTCGTTACCAGCTTCTCTTAGTTGTCTAATATAGTTGGCTAACTTTTCTGCCATATCCTCAGCATTATTATCTGGCTGATGATCATGCATTACAACTCTTGCATAGTGTTCTATTAGCTTCTCAGATGGATTAGCTTCTCCGACAACGTGGTTTGAATTCAACACCATCATGCTGTCTGGTTCATCTTGCATCATCATCCAAGGACGCATCGAGTATGTTCGTGTGCCATCAGGCGTTTGCCCATACATGAAGATCACATATGCGTTTTTTACAACCATATCTGCAACATCTTCATCCGGATATTCCAACACATCACAGATAATTTCTTCACCAGACGCTAACTTAAACTGTTTAATATCATTCATTCTATATTTACCTGTGTGACTTTATAATTGAATTGTTCTTGTTTGTAGATTTTAACTCGTTCAAAGCAATGTAGTAGCGTAAAGTTCTTTCTTGTTCTCCAGTGCAGATCATCAGCAATATCAAATAGCTGAGTAGTAGATCCATCATCTGATTTACGCAAACCTCTTCCGATTGACTGCAACACTTTGATCTGAGACTTGCTTGGAGATGCAAAGATGATGTTGTGGAGGTTTCGTATATTTATCCCCGTTGAAAACGTGCCCATCGAAGCCACAATGATAGCATCCTGCTGAGTTTCAACAATACGACGAATAGCTTCACGATCATCAGTGTCTACCTTACCAGCCACAAAAAATACTTTACGTCCTTCTGCTGCTTTATCTTGAATTAGATCTCGCAACACTTCTCCATGCTTTTCAACTCGATGGAATAGAACCAGTGTATTTCCCTTTTGTGACAATGCTAAATTACGAATAAAATTGTTACGCTTCTCATGTTTAATGATAAAGCTAATCTCGTCTTGATATGTCTGTGACCCAAAGTTTTCGCGAGTTGTTTCACTATACAACAAGTTTAGTACTGTGATCTCTAATGGTGCGAGTGTTCCATCATCCTGCAGTTTCTTTGTGTGTGTCACTTGATATACGGGCCCAAACAACCCCTCGAGCACTAACTTGTGGGTCTGCGTCCCGTCGAGCGTTCCAGTCGCTCCAAAGCGGTATTTTGCCTCTGTAGCCTTGTTCATAATAGACGACAGCGACTTAGATTTGAATCCATGACACTCGTCACCAATCACACCAACAAACTGTTCAAACCAAGCCTTTGGAAACTTGTAAATTGATTGCCACGTTGAAATAATTACACGTTTATTGGTTGTCTTATCTTTCCCAGAATAGATCTTATGGATCTTCTCGCCATCCCAGCCATAGTCGACAAAGTCTTTATGCATCTGCTCAACCAACGAAGTTGTGGGAACAATGATCAGGATCTTACCTTTGTCGGTTCCAAGAATGTGGCGAGTCAAGCTGTAGATGATCAGAGACTTACCTGATCCAGTTGGGCTGACAAACACACCACGTTGACGATCCAAAGCTGTCGCAATTGCATCATGTTGGTAATCTCTTACATCATAAGGCAACTTGAGGTGTTTGTAGAACTCTTGCAGTCTTTCACGATCTATTTGCTTTGATGCAAAAGGAAATCCATATTCTGTTTCCTCAATATCAATTGTGTAGCCAGCATTCTTACAGAACTCAACTAGGTAAACGAATAAGCCAGCGTTCAACTCACCAGCCAGTGCATTGTACAATCTGATCTTTCCGTCCCATGCACGATTCTTGTATGCAGGCATAAACTTGTAACCAGGTACAAAAAAAGAGAAATAATCGCTGAGTTCAGCGGCTATTCCTCTTTCGCAAAAAACATGCATCATGCTATAGTCTTTAAGACATGCAGTTATATCTGCCATCAACCCCCGCTCTCAAATGTCTTCCACTTAATGATATTGCCAATCGTTTGGTGGCGCCACTTGATGTTTTCCATAATTTCACTAAGTGTATCTATAATGTTCTTCCATGCCGCAATCTTCTCAATAGACTGCTGAATCTCTGGATCAGAATCGTAGTAGTAGTCCATATCACCCTTCATAATACGAAGGCCATTGAACGGATCAGGCACCCAACCCTTTTGGTTAAGCTGTTCTTGATCCATCTTACCGTTGTAATACAGCCATTTGTCCTTGAGAAGGTTCTTCTGCTGCAACTCAAGTCTCTTCAAATTCATCTTTGCCTCTGACAGCAATTGAAGATACTTTGCGTGTAGCATAGGCGTTTGGTGTGAAGCCTCGTCTAGCTTACGACCAATGATGCAGTCTTCTTTCCACATATTGTGGATTAAGATCAGTTCTTTCATAACAAAGCCTCATTATTATACTAGTTCAAAGTACGAAAATCTAAATGAGATAGGAAAAGTTAGATACTGGATATCTTGAGTTGTTGCTTGGAAGTTAATGTCGCCCAGATCAGTTGGAATACAATCTATGTATCTAATCTGTTTTACTAAATTATTCTTGCTCGACAACACTGAAAGTGTAATGTCTACTGCAGTAGAATAATCTCCATCAACTCCAAACGTCCTAGTTTGATTGTTTGTTTCAACAAGTCTCTTCATCCAATCATACATCTCGCTGTACGCAGAAAGATTTTCATCAAGTATAATTGTAGCAGTAAGTTCATTGAAAGTCAACTTGTCGCCTGCAAAATGTAGGTTTGCACGTTTATATGGCAAGTCAGTCGCAACAACTGAAATACTGGGATGTGTGACCGCTTGAGCAAAGTACTCGAGGTTGCCAAACTTCTTGCGGTCGATAACCAACTTAAACGCTGTTGGTTGTAGGTAGTTAATGTTTGTTGTCAGCTCTGCCATGAAAAAAATCCCAAAAAGTTTTGTTTCTTCTATTTATATCTGTTGACTTTACCGTGACGATGCACTATATCTATAGTATGGAAAAGAGGAACACAACCATGATGACCTTCACAGCAGTTAACGAAATCACCGCAATGGCTACAAATGCTCTTCGCGAAGTTTACATTGACCGGATTGTCACTGACGAGTTTGATCGCAACGAGTGGATGGTTTACACTCCAAAAGGTCGCCTGGATGATATGGTTACTTCTTCTGGTCCGTTTGCATCTTTTGACGCCGCTCGCCGTGATGCTGAGGCAAATGTTGGCTTTAACATGAACTGGCCCCGTTGACTTTACTATGAAGATGTACTATATTGAGTGTATGGGAATGAAGGAGCACACTATGAAGATTCTTGAGAATGTCGCTGTAGTTGCCGCTGCAATGTTTGCAGTTGGTATGATCGTCTACGTTATCAATCTGTGAGGGACACAAATGATCTTTAACACCTACCTGAACGTGGTACTAAAATGTTGGTTCTTGATTCTGTTTGGTCTTGCTTGGGATCATCCAGAATTTCTTGGGCAATGGAAAGCTCAGTTTGATATTTCTTATCAATCTATTATGAACGAGTACTATGCAGATTGTGACTGCACCGAGTCCTTAGAATAAAAAAGGGCAGCCGAAGCTGCCCAGTTAGTGTGGGGGTGGTTGATCCACCCCCTTTTTTTATACCGATTACGATACGAGGATGTTGTCCACGCGGAAGATACGGTAGTACTGGTTGGTACGAGCTGTTGCAAGACCGTTTGCTGGTGTAGCACCAACGAATGGGTTTGAAACCATGCCGTAACGAGTCTTGAAGCCGATACGTGGCTGGAAGTCATCTTCACCAACAGCACGAACCATGGTCAATGGAACGTATGGGCAGTAGAATAGACCAGCGTC